CGGGCCGCGGCGTACACGCAGGCCGAATTTACGACCACGGGGTTGACCGAGCTTGCACCCTCTGCGTTCTGCGCCTTAAAGCTGATAGAGTCGGGCGTCAAGGCGTCCGTGTCCGTCGTGCCCACTACCCAGCATCCTGAGGCCGTGAGTAGGATAAGGCGGGACAACGGAACAAGGTGGCGGATACGATTGACGTCTCGGGCGTAGATTCGGGCCGAGATTCGATCGGTCGCCTGCACCGGTAAGTGATACGCCATGGAGTTCTCACTGCCTGCGGCCGTCATCCAAATATATTGCGGCTTGGTACGCGTGCCGGCAAAAATCTTGCGTTGGTCAAAATAAGAAACCGTCCCCGGATATCCGGACGCGATTTCGGAGTCGTACCGCGGCGGTGTGATACCTGAGTCCGGAGAGATTGCATCGTCGATAATCGAGGTCTCGGACGTCTGGCCGATATAGCTGTAGACGCCGCCGACGTTGCGATACACACGATACATAGCAGCGCCCGGGACGGCATTCCAGGTGAGCGTGTTGTAAGCGCCGTCCGCAAAAGGATTACAGTTGATCTCGACGGTGGCCGACAACGGGCTTTCCTCTGAAGCGTCAGCGTTCAAAGCCGTGACACCATACTTCCGCTTAAAAAGCCCTTTATTCTTTTCTTCCACATCCGGACCGATTGTCTGCGTCACGGCCAGGCCCGTAGGTGCTGACAGCGTGGTATTAAAGTTCACGTTCTCCAGGCGCCAGTCAGTCGCGCCGTGGCGCCTCAGAGTTTTGGTCGGATAGTTGATGTGCGCGATCGTAATCACGTCAATACTCTGGACGAAACTCAGCTCGAAAAGATCAGCCTCCTCATACGGAGTCGTGATTTCATACGGAGCATTGCCGGACATCAAAGTTTGCTTATGCGTATGGAAGCGGATGTACTTGTGTCCCACCTCTAAGACCATCGTCTGGTCCAGCGAAAACAAGAACGGGATCAGGCGGCATTTTCTATCCGAGTATTTCGTATGCGCCACGTACTCAAAGCCCGGGCGCCGGAAGACCGGGCCCTGAGGCTCGACGATAAAATTCTTGCACTTGGCCAGGCCCGTCTGATTCTTAGCGTCATCTACACGGGCATACATGGTATTAGAGATTTCGCCGCCGCCGAAAGAGTTTCTAAAGATTCTGACTGCCATTACACGAACCTCGCTCTAAGTTGTGCCGCTAAATACTTCGGGTGCTGGTGCGCGCTCTTCTTTGCGTCGCGCGTCTTGGCCTTGCTCAAGGCGTCTTCCGCATACTTGAGATACTTGTCCGCAGTCTGATTCTTAACCAGGGCGCCGGCAAGGTAGGCCGCCAATCGCATGACGAGGGCCTCAGTGAAGTAGCCCGGAAACATCTGCGGATTGTTCACGTAACGCGTATAGACGATCACGGCGTCCTTAACGTCTGTCAGTAAGAATATGGTGTTTTCGCTTTCGCGATATTCGATCTCGTAGGGCAGTGTAGTCTGCCAGGGTTGGCCGCCTGTGCAGTGAAGCCCCACAACACACATGCAGTCGCTTGGCAAAGAATATCCATAGCTCCACGGGTACATCGTTCTATCAAGCTCCACGTACTGCGGCGGCTTGTAGCGGCTCTGGGCAAAGCTCCAGTTAAATTGCTCCAGCAGGTAACGCAGTGCCATCGGGTAGTAGGCCGCGCACTGCTCGGAGTACTGCGAGCCGTCCGGAGGATCGATAGACGTAATGTTAGAGTCCGCACCGAGCTGAGATAGTGCGGCATTGCAGATTTCGATTTGATTAGCCATAAAAGTAAAGGCGGGTTTTATGCCCGCCTCCTCCGACAAATTTTCGGTTGTTTACTGCTGATTAGCTGTCACCGCCGGCTGCCGCAGTTGCCTTTTCTGTACGGAACTCCCAGCCCTCGCCTTCTTTGACTTGGCCGAGCTTGTAGTCGTTGCCGATCCAGGCCGTGACGGTGCCCGCCGTGACGCTTGTCGGGACGGTCACGATACGCAGGTAGCGTCTGTGCTCGAAGGGGAGCCCCACCACGATTGGATTCTTGAGCTCAGTGGGCGTGAATGCCTTAGATGTTGCGACAGTGGCAAAAGTAGAGTTATCAGCCGAGTCCTCAATCTTGAAGGCCAGGCTGGTGCCGGCCACGCCGCTTGCGGAGATACAAAGCGCCATCTTGTGACCGTTGACACCAGACTCTACCAGGGTGGAGCCGAAGTCTAAGCCGGACGAAGTAAAGGCGGTTTTGGCCTCCTTTTTGTCGGCAAGCATCATCTTAATATCGAAAACCATAACGCCTCCTATTAGGAAATTGTGATCGCGGATTCGCTTGCGTTAAGCACGTCCGTGCCGTACTGATAGATCGGAATACCGCCGAAGGACAGCATGCCTTCACGTTTGCCGAAGGTCTTGTATTCAAGCGTGTACTTCGTCTTCTCCAGAAGCTGCAAGTCGTAGATCATGCCGACCTGGTCCGTGCAGTAGATACCGACATGAGAGAAGTCGTCTGTGCGCAGGCGGTGACGTGCTTCCACGAACAACTTCAAGAGGTCAGCTGCGCCCTTGGCCGTCGTGATCTTGGAGGTATCGACGTTGGCGATACGGACAATGTTTTCCGGATTACCCGCGAATACGCCGAGGTCATAGCCGAACTCGGTTACGTATGCCGGGAACATCTTGCCGTTGGCGTCCGGAACATAGATCGGAGATTTCTGAACTTCGACGGAGATACCTGCTGCACCGCCGTTTTCCGGGAAGAACAGAGTCATTTCTTCCGGGTGCCAGTTAACAAAATAGATCGAAGTGAGTGTGCTCGTCGAGCCGCTAGCCACTGTACCGCCGGCGTCAACGATGGAGTTCTTCCAGGCGCCGTTGTCTTTGTCCGGCAAAACGATATTTGCCAGGCCTAAGCAGTCTCTCGGATCTTTATCCGGATTGCCCTGGAAGACACGTTTGACCATACCGCGGGTTAAGCCGCGGGTAAACATTTGGTCCTTGCGGGCGCGATACGGTGCTCTGTCTTTCTCCGGCATTCTTTCAAGCTGGAGCTTACCGATCACGGAGCGGTCGCGGGCAATGCAGGACGGATAACGTACCGCGCGGCCGGTCGGGGTGGATGCATCCCAGCCTTCGTTAATACCGACGAGCTGGCCTTCCGGATATTTATCCGCCAGTGTGCCTTTCATGCCTTGACCGTCGTTGCCGCGAACCATGGTGGCGCGGTCGAAAAACGGCTGATAATCTCGGACCGTCTGAATGAAAACTTTCTTTGCTACGTCGCTGTCCGGAACGAGCGACTGCCATTCGGCCATCGTGACGGGCGTCATGCCACTGAAAACGTCTGCCATTTTTACTCTCCCAAATTAACCATAAATGTCTTGAGGTGTGATTGCTCCGGATACCCTGCCTTTGGGCGGAGTATCTTCGCTGATTGCCGCGCCGACTCTTGCTAGGAGTTTGATAAAGCCGGGATGCGAGCCGATAGGCAGCGAGAACAGTTCTGCGACATCAGCGTCATAGTTGCCGTCGGCGCCTTTGCCGAAGCGGTCTCTGACCTTAATGGCGCGCTGGATAGAGGCGTCGTAATTAGAGCCGCCGATTTCGGCGTCCTTCTTAGCCTTCTCCAGCCACTGGCCGCTGACCTTGTTAATAAACTCAACCTGCTGGGAGACCATCACGGGCGTGATCTCATCGATTACGGCCTGGGCCTTTTCCTGCGAGAGATTGAGCTTTTTGGCGATACCCTTAAAGGAGTCGACCACCGCGCCGTTAAGCTCTACACCCTCGGGTGCTTTGAAGTCGGCATAACTTTCAGGTGCCGCATCCTCTTTCGCTTCCTGCTTCTGTCCTTCCTGACCTTCGGCCTTCTTGGCGTCGTCTGCCTCGGGCTTAATCTCAAGCGGGTTGCTTACCGTTTGAGCGGCCTTAGTTTCGGGCGCCGGAGAAGTTTCAGTCTTCTCAGTGCCGGTCTCCTTTTCAGTCGGAGTGGTGGTCTGAGAAGACTGCCCCTGGTCCAAAGGAGAAGACTGTTGTTCATTCTGCGAAGGAGGTACTAACGTCTCCTGACTGGTGTTTTGGGAGCCGCTGTCATTTTCTGTACTCATCCGATATCTTCCTTATCTCGGTGTATTGTTCCGGGCAATAGGCCATGACGTAGCTCAGCACGACAAGGCCGAAGGTTTTCTTTCCCTCTTTGTTCGCCATCGTCAAGGCGTTGGTGTCAAAAGAGGAGGAGAACAAGGCGCAGTCGGAAAAGATTTTGTTAAACACTATCTTTCCGTCCCGCGTGCCCAGAAGGCGGATGAGAGACTCTTTAAAAGCCTCTTCAAAGCTCGCTTTCTGCGCTTCTCGTTCTTGTCTTTCTTCCTTGAGCTTCGCTTCGTCAAACGGATTGCGAATCTTTCCTGACATTTAAAACCTTCAATAAAAATCAATGCGCACTTTTTTACTGCCCCATCTCGGCCTGGAGCGCCTCGACGGCCTG